GAGAGAGAGCCGCTTCACCTACGCCATAAAGCTGTTCAAACAGGGCCTTGTCTTCCTCGGTGACTTCCGCATCCTCATCCATCGCCGCAGGCTCGACCGAGACGATAAAGTTCATCGTGCCGAGTCTCTCTCCATTCTCACGGATGACAAGCTCTGCAGGGTGATCTCCTGCCTGATTAGTCATATCAACCGTCTCGATAAATGTCGCTGTCGCCTCTGACACCGTGCACTCGCTCGCAAAAGCATGACCGTCGATCCTCGTGCCCTCTACCGTGACCGCCTTGCCCGTCAAGCTGACCTCAGACCCGGAAGCATCCACCACCGTAAAAGTGATCGTTCTGGAAGCTGAGTCGTACTGACTCATTTTGACTTTCGGCGGCACAGCATTTTTTACTGTGCTGATAGTGTAATTCTGTGTTACCATCATTAACCCCCTTATCTTATCTTGATTGCCCTAAAGTAGGGATTTCTAAATCCTGTCAGCATGCTCGACCATGACTGCATCGTGATGGTGATGTCTGCCGTGCAGACGTAGATATCCATAGCATTGATGTTATAGCTGTTTCCGTCGGGAGCGTACCCGGATGCCCTGTGATTGACTTCATCAGACATCAGGCGGAGAGTCAGACCGCCGACGCCCTCAAACATGCAGCCATAACGGATGAGCCATGTTCCAGGCGTGAGGTCGATCGTCGTGACGTCCGTCCAGGAGCTCGTACACGATGTGGAGATAATCACATTGCTCCGCTTGATCGTGCCGATAAGCACCTGATCCGTGCCGTTACGCATAAAAAACGGTGTTACTCCGGCGTTGCCATAAGCATCACGGATGATTCCCCAGTCCACAGTCGCCGAGTTGTATCCCAGACCGTTGATAAATATCTTCATCGGACTCGGCAAGGAAAGATCAGCTAAATTTTTGATCGTGTTGCTCGACCCGGTAAGCGAGACGTTTCCGCTGTGGGTCTCTGTTCCAGTGTGAGTCTCTGTGCCTGAGTGCGACTCGGCTCCGGTATGTGTCTCTGTCCCGGAGTGCAACTCGGCCCCGTTGACCGACAAGCCGCCGTAGAAATACGCCCGTCCGGATGCGTTGATGTATCCATTGGCTCTCCACGACTGCGAGTCTTCGTCGTAATACTGAGACGATATGATCCAAGTGTCCACGCCTGAGATTGTATTAGGTGGTCTCAAGACAGCCCTATATCGCGCTCCGTCAATCGTGGTCTCTCTCTGGAGACCAGCCGCTGTGATCTCCCATCCGCCGATATTTCCCGTCTCAGTAATGACTTCGATGCCTCTCAGCGTTCCGGCGAGGATCTGGTTGGCGTTGATCACTCCGCCAGTAGTGATGGCGAGATTGTAGTCTCCATTGATGCCATTTGTCGAGGCATAAATCCCGAGGTAATTGATCCGCAGGACGTTGGTCGCCGTGGCCTGATCGTCCGTGTCCATGATGTATATCTCAGAGACGTGACCGTCTGCCTCTCGATGGAAAATCACGTGTCCGCCGGAAGCTCCGGCAAGTGCATCAATCAGCTCCGCCATGCTATCGAGCAAAAAGTTACTCGTTTGCACGGCCTGCGCCGTCAGGTCTGTTTTGGTGACGGGCTTGATCGCCTGAGCCAGTGAGGTTTTCGGCGTTCCAAGCTCGATTTCGGTGTACCGCTCACGCAGGGAGTCCCACTTAGTCTTGACAACTTTGGCGGTCGCCGTGATCCCGAGCTTCGGATGATAAATGTGCACCGTGTCGCAGAGATTGACGGTCTCAAGGGATGCGATGTCTTTGTATTCCTCGGTGTCTGCCAGGGCCACGAAAGACACCGTTAAATTCTCCTTGAGTTCCCAGGGCTTATTATCCTCGAGATACTTTGCCGCTCTGGTCATAAGCTGCGCCTTTGTCGGTGCCTCGGTAAAGTCTCCGCTGAAATCCATCGCCACAGTCGAAAAACCTGCCACCTCGGTCTCATGCTCGCTGTAGACCGGATCGCCATTGACTACCGTGGCGCCATCCTGAGAGACCCAGTAGGGGACGATAGTCGTGTACGCATCGCCCGAGTCGATAGATGCTTTGATATCGGTTAAGTTCTTACCGTATCTGATGGTCACGCCCTTGTCGCTGCCTCGATGCAGCCATAATTTCACATCGTAATTGTCAAACTCGTATTCGCCCGTGCCGTACACGTCGAGTATGCTCCCGGCCTGTCCGCCGAGGATGCTCCGGGTGTTCTCCGGGTGCTTCAAGGCAAAGTTGGCGTTTACCGTCTTATTCGTCCAGAAGGTGAAATCGTTCTGCACCTGCATCGCCGCTTTAAGGTTGGTAAGGGCCTGAGCGCATGAGGATGCCGTGAACGGGTTCACCACGATATTTCGCAGGTCATAGCTTATATGCCGTGCGTTGATCGTGACTACCCCATCGAGGGGCTTGCTGATCTTGTAGACACGGAAAGCCTGCTTGCCTGAGCCTTTAAAAGCGGTCGTGACGATCTGGTAGCGAGGGGCGATATCGGAGAAGTGCTGGCCCGTGACGGGGTAGGTCATGACCAGCTCATAGCTGCCCAAACGCTCCTCGGTTACCAGACAGGTAATCGCGTCCGTCAGACGGCCGATGCCTTCGCTATTATTGGCCTTCGCCGGTCCAAATAAGATAGGAATCATAAGCGCCACCCCATTTCTGCAAATTCCCATTTGTATCCATATGCGGATTTTCGCTCGTGCTTGCAGCACTGTCCGATGTGGTAAAATCCGCATCTGTTATTTTTACTCACGACCTTTGCCGCGTCGCACCAATTATCCCAGACAGCAATCAGTTCTCCGGTTTTCTTATCGTATTGCGCTACTTTTGGGAGAGCCGCTCTCTGCTTTTCTTTATACTCAACCAGTTCCTTTGGTCTCGTCCGTTGGCTGTTCTTTTTTCTTAGAATTGCCTTTGTTTCCTCAGAGTGATGCCGGCCATAAAACGGATTCTTCTTGCCCATGTGAGAAAGCCGATTTTTTTCAAGGATTTCGCTTATTCGATCAGGAGCAAACCGCTTCCAGCTGATGCCGGCTGTGCCATCTCCTCCGTCCGTGATGTTGTAAAGTTCAACACCACGCGCCTTATAAAACGCGATCCAGTTTTTTTCAGCCTCACATAATTCCTCTTTTGTCTCGCATCGCTCAAGGACCGTCGTGTGAAACTTGTCCTTGCCGTATTTGGCAAATGCGAGTTTTAAATGAGTGCCGGACCCCTTGTAACTCTTTTCCACATATGGCTTCTGTCTTTTTCCGACATAAGCAATGTCATTTATTTCGTTGCAGGTGACGTATATGTATCCGATCATAAGCGCCACCACCTCGGTGTGATCTCGACGCGGGTGATCCCGCTGCCGAGTGTGAGATTGTTCGCTCCGGCGACCAAAGTCGGATACTCGTTGCCGGAGAGAGTCAGATAAGAGTTAAGATTGATCGCGCCATAGTGCGCGTCCATGATGTCACAGTCGACATCCATGTAAGCGTAGCCATGCGCTGCGATGGTCAACGTCCCTGATCCGAGGCCCAGGACTCCGGATCCATAGACCCGGATCAGTGGCCTCGCTGGCATGAGCTCGGGATTATAGATTGAACCGTCGCTGGTAAACGTAACCGGCAGCTCCCCGGACTTGAGATATCGCTGTGGCTTGCATGTGAATTCGAGTGTGAATTTCCCGGACCAGTTCTGAGGTCCTGTTTTCGGCGCCATCGCGCCATTGGGCAGGGCCATCCGGAAGCAGTCCGGATCATAGGTGTCTTCCAGTCGTGCGTAACTCGCATGGCTGTTCAAAAAATTTAAAAAATCACGGTACTTGCCGTCGAACTTCCGCCGGATAAACGCTGGATACTGGATCTTGACATTGGGATACCGTCCCTCGTCATAGACAAGGTCTCCGGAGCGCCCGGGGACAGACTGATAGGACCTGTCCCTCTGGGCCCGGACGAAAGTCGAGACTCCGGAGATATAGATCCCGTAGTCGCTCGTCAGCTGACCGTCATACATCAAATAATCGCTCATGTCCAAGCAGCCTCCCTCCGGATCACGTTGGCCGTCAGTCTCTCCTCGATCAGATCCGCCAGCTCCTCGACGTCCTGACCCGGAGCTCCGTAAACATTGACGGTCACGCCGCCATAGTTGGTGGTTTCTCCTGGTGCGTAGCCCATGCCCTCCTGGACTGCGGTCCGGATCATGTTGAGCAGGGATCCCGTGCCCACTACCGTCTCGGATCCGGCCTCACCGGCACCTAGGAGATTGCCTCCGGAGGCCCCGAAGATTGTCGGCCGATTGAGGATCATGCCATCGTCCATAGCTTTTGCGTACCAGCTGATGCTGATCCTCGGGATCTTGACGAGTCCACCGATGTCCGTCCACGACCACGAAAAATGCGGAAGTTTGATAGACGGGAATTTAAAGGTCGAGTTGGCAAACGCAGATTTAATTCTGCCTAAAGCGTCGGAAACGATGCTTTTGGCATTGCTAAAGGTCGTCGAAAACATTGACTTGACCTTGCTGAGCTTGCCGCCCGTGAGGGTGTCGATCTTGTTGAAACCCTGTGTGTAAATGGAGTTAAGGCCGGCAAAAAGAGCAGCCTGAGCGCCTTTGATGCCGCCGCCGTTTTTCTCAAATTCGGACTGCATCTCGTTCAGCGCGTTTCCGGTGATCTCGGAGACGGAGTCCATGACGGCCGTTCCCTTCTCTTTGATGTTGTCCCATGTCTTGGACGCCTTCTCCTTCATTGCGTCAAACTTCTCGGTGAGCTTATCCTTAAGCTCGCCGGCTTTTTCCTTGATGGTGTCCCAGTTTTGATAGAGTAGGACGCCGGCCGTGACTGCTGCCGCGATTCCGCCGGCTACCAGGAGCATCGTGGGATTAAGACCGCCGATCAATCCTCCAATCTTAGTGACCATCGGAGAGAGCGTCTGGATCCCAGTCCCGACACTTCCCACGAGAGACGTGATCTTGGATACCGTCCCGACGACCTGACCGGCGATCATCAGCGCCGGACCGACGGCAGCCACCACGCCCGCGATCGTCACGATCATCTTCTTCTGGTCCTCGTCAAGGCCCTGGAACCATTCGGACGCGTTCTTAATCACTTCGGTGACCTTTTCGATCGCCGGAGTCGCTGCCGTGAGCATCGTGTCGCCCAGATCCGCGCCGGCGAGCTTTAAGTTATTAAGTGCGACCGTCGCCTTGTCCGGAGCGTCCTGGGTATTGGCAAAGGTCGTATTGACTGCGCCCTCATATGAGCCGAGGCCAGAGGTCAGGTCGTCGATCGAGAGCCTGCCCTCGCGGATCGCCTGCGTCATCTCAGCGGCGCCTCTGGATCCAAAGAGCTCCGTCGCGATAGTCAGGGCCTCGGTCTCCGTCGAAGCGTTTTTAATCGAGTCGATCGTCTCGGAGAGAGCCTGGTCAGCTGACTTGCCCTCCTTGGCTGCATTTGTGACGGCCTTTTTGAGGCCGGTCATTGCAGTCGAGGTGTCGACACCGTTTGCCTCCATCTGAGCCAGGAGATTGATGGAGCCCTCGAGGTCGAGGCCCATCTCCTTGAGGCTCGCGCCATTGGTGGCCAGCGAGCTCTGCAAGGTGTCCATGGAGATGCCGGTGCCCTGGCCGGCGACCGTCATCGCATCTAGGACGAGGCCGACCTGGGAAGTGTCGACCCCGAACTTGGCCATGATGCCGTCGACCGTGTTGATCGCGGTGCTGACATCCGTGGAATTTATCTCTGCAAACTTAAGAAACGATTCGGACACGGAGGAAAGGTCCTCGCCGACCAGGCCGAATCTCGTGTTAACGTCGCC